CCCGTGTTTATGCCTTTATGATGAACGTAAAGAGTTTAAATTTGATAACTGGTTTTTTTATTATTTGACTAATACTAAAAAATATGCAGATAAAATTGCTCCAAATATTACTGGAGAATCTTTTCAGGAATATGTGGCCGATGTAGATCGGTTTGACACAATTTCTGATTGGGCATCAAATTTGTGTGTGGGTGCTGCTGACATAGCCATAGAAGGTTATGCATTCAACGCCACAGGACGTATTTTTAATCTTGCAGAAAACATGGGAATCCTCAAGCATAAGCTCTATAAACTCGCCCTGCCTGTAACCATCATAGAGCCGTCCAAGGTCAAGAAACTCGCCACGGGTAAGGGAAACGCAGATAAACAGGCAATGTATGAAGCCTTCTCCAAAGAGACAAAGACCGATCTTTTATCGGTCTTCAATCAAAAAACTTTGAGTAATCCTGTTACTGATGTTATCGACAGTTTCTATATTTTGAAGGCTTTGTTGGCCACCAAAAATTAACGTACAACACGACCAGCGTTCATGCTTGCACTGTCGTCAAGTTTTTTATGAAATCTTTTTGGAACTTGACCACTGCTCTTAATTTTATCAATTACTTCTTTAAATTGACTTCCAACAACTTTTGAAGGTGTAAGAGTAGCATCCATAGCCAAAGATTGTCTTTCACCACCCCAGTCACGAATAACCTTTTTCTTTTTGCACTTTGGGCAAGGTTTCTTTGTTGGGATATCACGATCATTCACTTGTAAAGTTTCATCAAACGAATGATCACATTTTTCACATCTAAAAGCGTAACTAGGCATTTTTTGTCCTTTTAAAAGCAACCATCATTGACTCCATAAAGAACCCATACTTTGGTTCCTTGGGCTTATTCTTAAGTTCCATCTTAGCCTCTTTAGGAGTCCTGTTACTCTTATATAGGTTGCAATCCTTACAGGATGTAACGAGATTGGTCCATGTAGATCCTCCACCTTTACTGCGAGGAACTACGTGATCAACTGTAGCGGTTTTGTCACACAGATCCATACCACAATATTGACAACAATATGCATCTCTATGAAAGATGTTCTTTCTTGATGGAGCAACTTTTTTATGTGGGAGTTTAATATAGTACTTAAGAATTAAAATTTTAGGAATTTTAATAGTCTCTTTGACCAACTTAACTTCATGAAATTCTTCAGAATCAAAATCGACATAAACCTTATTTTTTGAAATAAGTTTATAAGCTTTTTTGACAGTGATAATATTGATGGGGGATTGGTCGAAGTTAAGCAGGAGTACCTGTTTCGACATATTCTTTAAGTATTTAGAGAAATCTAAATAATTCATAGCCATGGATAACAAGAATAATAGACTATTTTATTGGAATGTCAAGGACTTTATGGAAAGAAAACCAGTTCTCTTTGAACAAAAGAGAAATTCTTTAAAGGATGCTGTCTCTAAAGTTCTAAATGAAAACAATACATATCATACAAGCGACTTTGTAAATGATAAAAATTTGGTAAATGACATCCACAGACAAATTGAAAGAATCTCTTTAGATGAGCAAAAGTATGTTTCGTCTAAAACAAATAAAAAAACAAATAGTCTATCAAATCCTTTTTATCTTTCTGAGGCAATTGCTACACAAAAAGAAAAATTAGGAAAACAAGGACAAATTTCATCTGTTACTAAATTAGGCAGTTATTCTGCAAATGAAACTCCAGTAGCACAAGATGGTTCTGGAGATTCAATGCCTCCAGTTATGCAAGGATTAGCAGGAAGAGTAAAAGGAGCCCTTGCAGGAGCCGCATTAGGTCAAGTTCCCCCAGCAGGAACTTCTGGAACTCCAGCAGGAACTTCTGGAACTCCAGCAGGAACTTCTGGAACTCCAGCAGGAACTTCTGGAACTCCAGCAGGAACTTCTGGAACTCCAACAGGAGGATCAGGAACTCCAGCAGGTTCTTCTGGAACTCCAGCAGGAACCTCTGGAACTCCAGCAGGAGGATCAGGAACTCCAGCAGGAGCGGGAGCGGGAGCAGGAACCTCTACTGGACCATCAGTTTCATCTGATGATGATGCATTATTTGATGCATTGGACGAAGCAGCAAAAAATATAGAAATGTCTAGGAAAAAAGGTGACAAATCTTCTCAAGGAGATGCTTGGACAGATTATAATTCTATTAAAGAAAAATTAATTCAAAAAAGACAAGATCACATATCAAACGGAAATCCACAAGCAGCAGATAGAATTCAGGCAAAATTAAATAGAATGTCGTCGCGCCTTTCTACCGGAACAACTACGATTCCGGCTGTAGGCCAGCCAACAGTTTCTACAGGAAATATTACTCTACCAAGTAATAGAGAATTGGGTATTCAACAATCAGTTTCTCCAGACAGACAAATTAGCCCATCATATTGGGTTACATTTAATGATTTTAAAAATGCTTATGGTAGAGATTATGATGTAAGAAGCAAAGAAGATAGAAGACTCTTCTTCCAATTAGTAAATACTGCATCCAATGCTGAAACTTATACCGATGCAACTCGCTTAGGAACAGTGATGCCGACTACGGCAAGACCGGGAACAGTTCCTGTTTTTGATCGTGATGGATTACCAGTATTCTCAACACAAACTAAACAACACGACATTGAAATGCGTCTATCCACAATGCAAAAAGAATATGAGAGACTGATGATTAAAGCAGCAACTACTACAGGTGATGCGAGAAAAGAATTGCAAGATAAAGCCGCAGAACTAGAAAATGCTATGAAACCTCTTCGTGCACAACTTTCATTTGTCAGAAGCAAATCTCGTGTAAGTCCTGGAACAAATCAGGCAGGATGGACCGATCAGGACAAACAAGATTTTGAATCAGATACTGGATATAGTGGATTTAGTACAACTGCAGAACACGAAGGTCGTGTAAGAGAAGTAGAAGCAAATAGTTCTGCAGAAATAAGAAAAAGAAGAGAAATGGCAATGCAAATTGCTAAACAAATGGGAAGAAGTGTGGAAGAGCTATTAAAAACTTCTGACTATTTTAGAACACAATTTGGCGATCTCTTTTAAATAAATAACAATAGTATATGAAGTATTATAATTCTTCAAAAGTAAATAATATTGTAAAAGACCTTCTTCTTGAGGATGGTGGTGTTTTGGCAGTTTCTCCAGAAAGAAGAGGAAATGTAGGAAGACCTCTTCCCACAGATGCTCCTACTGTAAGTGGGGGGCCACTGAGAACTGTAGGAAGTGTATCACGAGCAGTTTCTCAACCTGTTTCCAGCAAACCATCGGTTCAAACTAAATCAGCAAGTTCAGCATATATCGATGCGGTTACAAATCCATATACAAGTGAAGAAGAATTATTAAATGCATTAAAAAATCAATATCCAGCAATTGCCGCAACTTTCATAAATCCAGAAGAGAAAAATAAATTTATTAAACCTTATCAGCCGGGAATGTTTGCACCAGAAACTGCTCCCGCAACTGCACAGGAAACTGGTAGTTTAAAAGTTGTTGATCCAAATAAACCAACAGAAACAAGAGCAATAACTACAACCAATTTAGAAAGATTGCCGGATGAAGCAAGATCTGTATCCGTAATTACAGATCCAACTAAATCTGATTGGTGGACACAGAGAGATCCAAAATCGAGACCTGGATATGTTGAAGGCCAGTCAAATAAATTTGGTACATTAGTAAAAGATGAATTAAAGTTTAATCCGATAAAATCTGGAGCAAAAATTATTGGAATGGGTGGCGAAATAACCGGAACAGCTCTTGAAAATCCATTTACCAAAGGCATTGGAATAGCAGCCATGATAGGCGCACCTGTTGTTGCGGGTCATCTTGCAAAAGATTATGTTGCAGAACCGCTTTTGGATAAATTAAGACAAACTTATGGAGAAGAAGGTTTTTTGAAAAAACCAGAATACGATCCAAGTAAACCCGCATTTGAAAATGAAATTGTAAATCCAAGTCAAATGACAACATCTGCAGTAGACTGGGGAACAATGGAATTAGTAGGTCAAGGATTGGCCCGTATGGCTGGTTTGGTTTCTCCTGCAGAAATGGCTTTAGGAGTAGGTCAAGGAGTTTTGGGTGGTGCTCTTGCTCCAGTAGTAGCAAATCTAGGTTACGAAACAGGAAAACTAGTAGGTGAAAAATCTGGTTATCATCCAAATCTAGAAATAGCAGAATTAGATAAAATTCAAAAAGCAGCAGAAAAATCTGAGAGAGATTCTAGGTTGTTACCCGGAGAAAGACCAACTGGAGAACAGGCCAAACAAAATTTAGAAAAACTCAGAAAACTTAGTGTTTTGGAAAGAATAGCCACAGAACAGGGCTATCCTTCGATAACAGGGCTTTCACCTGAAGAAATTAGTCAATTAGACAACTTCCCAGCCGGTAGATATGCAAGAGAACGCAATGAACTTGCTAAACAATTATATGGAACAAGACAAGCAAAATCCGAGCAAGAAGAGATGGAAAGACAAAAACGTTTGAATGATCTTCAAATGCAAAGATCAGAAAAAGCAAAACAGGCCGCAGAGAATACAAAAAAGTATGAAGATATAAGTAGAATGTCAGATGATGAATTCAAGAAATATTATGATGAACAAATGAAAAAATTGACATTCTAACACCAGACAAACAGATAAATAGATAAAATAGGTTCATATGAAAAACAAAAACATTGCTCTAGAAATTTTAGAACAAAATTACACAATAGACACATTGGTAACTTTTTTGAGTGAGAATAACTATTACTCTGAAAATATTACCAAAAAGCAAAGAAATAAAATTCTAGATCAATCTATTCAGTTGACTGAAAATGTTCGCACATTTAAAAATAAGTTCCCAGAAGAATTAAAAGATAAAAGAGCATCACAATTAAATGAAGGTCCTATATGGGATGCAATTAAGTATATCTTTACTGGTAGAAAAGCAGCAGAAGCAACAAAGGCAGGAAAAGAAGCCGGAGAAGTAGCCAAAACTGCAAAGCCAGCAAAGCCTCCAGTAAAATCAGCTGATACTGCTTGGGATGTAGAAAAAGAAAAAGGTGTAAGACCAGAAGTTACCCCCGGCCCTGCTGGTGGTAATCTTGTTAAAGACACCAATAAAGGTGATGAAATTGGTCTTGCGCCAGAAACCGATATTACTACACCACAGGGTGCTATTGATGCACTTAGAAGCGGTATGAGATCGGCAGAAGAAGCACAACCTGCATTAAAAGCCGATGAATGGGAAAAAGTAAGAGAAAAACAACTTGAAGAATTGAGCAAAAGAATTTATAGAGATTATATGGATGCTGCTCGCGAAACCTTTACAGAAAAGGGTGCATCGCCTGCGTTCATAATGAATCCTACAAAATCAGGTGAACAAACTTTAGGACCTTTGGGCGCTCCAAGAATCGGTGAAGGAACTTCTATAGATGAATTTGACCAGATGGTTTTGGAAAAATTAAGAAACAAGAACAATAATTTTTTCAATCTTCCAAAAGAAAAACAAGACTTAATTTTAAATCAAAAGGCAAGAGAATATATTTTAAGATCCAGTCTTGAAGGAAAAGAACCAATTATAATTGGAAGACCTACTGAAGTTGAAGTTGAGAAACAACCTGTTTGGGTTTCACAAACAAAAGCAGAAGAACCAAGAAGATTACAAAGAGAACTTGAAGCAGAGGGCGTTCCAGTAGGAAAATCAACAGATATAAGAGGCTCTTCAAAAGGAGAAGTTACTGGAGTAGAGAGCCCAGACGTTGCTCAGATGTTTAGTGGAAAAAGAGCAGAACTTGATATGGTTTTGCAACAAATCGAATCATTGAAACCAATTATTGATTCTGCCAAAAGAAGAGGGTTGTCTGCACAATTAGAGGAGGCAGAAAAAACACTCAAGAAGTTAACTGAAAGAAAAGAAAAACTACAAGATGAAGTTGGAACTCTTGGTGCAGAAACTTATTATCAAGGACTTCGTAATAAACCTGAAACATTAAAAAGAACTGGTCCAACACCTGACGCACCAGAAGTTCATGATATTGTAAGAAAACTCAGTGAATCGAGATTTTTTTCAAATAAAAAAAAATTTAAGATAGACTTAAATGAACAAATTGGTGGAATTGTAGATCTTATAAAGGCTGGAACTAAAGCAGCAGAAGAGGCTCGTGGTGTCGGGCAGGCTGTAAGAAGAGCATCTGAAGAAGGTAGAGTTTTAAGACCGGGTGAAGTTAGAATTCCACAAACTGTAGTGGATAATACCATAATATTAAAAGTCGGTCAAAGAGATGCTTTGGCCAGTCAAGTCACCGAGTTAGAAAAGTTATTAAAAGAAGCCAGAAAAAGAAATTATCCAGAATCAGAATTAAAAAGCATTGAAGATGCTTTAAATAATTTTAAAAAGGATCTGGCCACACTTCAAAAAGAAATTGAAGTTGGAATGACTAGCACAGTAGCAGAAAAAGGCACAGAGGCAACTCAAGATTCTCCTTTAGTTGCAGCAGCAAAAAAAGCAGGCAAACCACTTCCTTCAGATATTTCTAAATTATCACCAGAACAAATTGCCGCAATCACTCAATTATCAAAGACCCAAGAAGTTCAACCAACAGGTGGTTTGAATACTCCAGCATCTGTTGAAGAGCCTGTGCCTACTCCTGTGTCTGCAATAGATTTAAGTAAAGTTCAAGGAGCGGTTGAAGCCGAAAGACAACGTAGATCAAGACAAGAAGTTCCTTTTACACCATCGCCACAAGTTGATATTCCATTTATAACTCCTGCTTGGGAAAGATTGGCTGTAGAACAACCAAAACCAATAATCGATCCAACTAAACTTGTAGATGATTTGCGTAATATGCAAGATGCTATTGATAGAGCAAGATCTACTGGTGGTTTGAATACTCCAGCATCTGTCGAGGATGAACCAAGTTATCCAACAGGTGGTTTGAATACTCCAGCATCTGTCGAGGATGAACCAAGTTATCCAACAGGTGGTTTAAATACTCCTGCTTCTGCTGAAGAATCACCAGCAGAAACTCCAGCAGAGGCTTTGTCTAGAGTAATTCAATCTATAATGGATCCTGCAGGATTGAATAGATTTAAGAAAACATATTCTACATTTGATGAAATTCCACAACCAGCCACAGCACCATCATCTCCTGTAGTTCCTGTTCCAGAACCACGTCCAGTTCCATATCCTGTTCCAAATCCAATTTTACCACCAGGAACAGTACCATCGCCAAGACCAAGACCAACAACAGTACCTTCTCCGGTTCCAACTCCTGGTCCGGGTCCAAGACCTTCTCCACGTCCTTCGCCATCTCCTCAGCCAAGCCCCACACCGGAGCCAGAGATTCCTGCACAGCCAGAGCCAAGGCCCGAAACTCTACCACCCGGAACAGTCCCACAACCAAGACCAAGACCAGATACAATTCCAAGCCCTGTTCCACAACCCGGACCTGCTCCAAGACCTTATCCACGTCCTAAGCCAAGTCCACAACCCTTCCCAACTCCATTACCAACCCCTAAACCAGGTCCATCGACTCCACCAGCACCCGGTCCAACTCCTGTACCCATCCCAAAACCAGTACAGCCAAAACCAATTCCAGCACCTATTCCAACACCAATACCAACACCCGTCCCCGTTCCATTTCCTCCCAGACCAACTCCTCAACCACCAACTCCAACACCAACTCCAAGACCAGTACCACCTGTAGTTCCACCAACAATTCCACCGATTGCTCCTCCTATAAATCCACCTAAAAAGTCCGATGAAAAGGATGAACGTAAAAAGGTAAAATTGCCGGGATTACCAATACCAAGTTCAGAAGAACCCGGTTCAACTGAAAATATCGATGTACATTTTACCAGAGGTAAAATCGGATCTTTAGGCCAGGGAATTGCTGGCACATATAGAATCGTGTGATATAATAAATTATATTATGTGTACATCTAAAAAATTTAATCATTGTTTTGTAAATTTAAATGACACTTTGGAAGAAGTGTCAGAAAATGGAAAAAGATACTACTCGACTCCGGGTGGTATTTTTCCTAGTGTGACCACTGTTGTTGGATTTGAAAAACAACAGTTTTTTTCTAATTGGAGAGAAAAAAATCCAGAGGAAAGTAAAAGAGTCACTGCCAGAGGAACCAAGTTTCATAGTTTAATAGAAAAATATATCAAGAATGAAGATATAAATTTTGATGAAATTCATTCATCATATAAATCTTTATTTTCTATTATCAAGAGTGATCTAGATAAAATAGACAATATAAAGGCCATAGAAACACCATTATGGTCTAAAACTTTAGGATTGGCAGGTAGAACAGATTGTATTGGTGAATATGATGGAAAACTTTCAATTATAGATTTTAAAGCAAGTACGAAAGAAAAAAGAGCAAAAGATATTGATAATTATTTTGCACAAGCAACCGCGTATGCTCTTATGTTTCAAGAAAGAACTGGAATAATTGTCGATAACTTTGCAATTTTGATTGCATGTGAAGATGGAATAAGACAAGTTTTTCAAGGAAATCCTATTAAATATGTAAAAAATTTAAAAGGACTAATAAACAGATATAAGGAACAAAATGGAATATCAGGAACAATTATCTCTGAAAGACAGAGTAAATAAGAAAAACTCAAAGCTCTGGACAAGAATGAATGATAACTCTAAAGCTGCCACTAACAGGGCAGCTTTTGTTGCTGAACATGGTGGATTTTTTGAACAGATCCACGGAAATTGGATTTGGCACACCCCAGTAGAAGAAAATAACGGATACTGGTTACAGAATATACACACAAATGAAAAGGTCTTTTTTTCCAATATGAAAGAGTTTGGTGAAAAACATGGCCTTTCATCTGTAAAAATTTGTGAGTTATTGAATGGAAAAAGAAAGACTTATAAAGGCTGGACAGCAGTTGAATTAAGAGAAGTAAATGAAACTGTGGGTAGAATTGAAAAAGAAAAAGAAGAAGCACCTAAAAAGGTAGCAATAACAAAGAGTGTTACATTTGTAGACTCAACTACTGGTCAAATACTGAATATAACCAATATAAACCAATTTGCAAAAGAAAACAATATGGATTCAAATGCACTGTATAAAGTGGCCAGAGGAAAGATAAAATCTTACAAAAATTTAAAAATTTACAACCCTTTGGAAAAATACGAGGGTTAATTTAATACATAAATATTTTAAATGAACTTCAAAAATTTATTACAAACATTGGAAGAGGCTAGGTCTAATTCTGAAGCATTTAGCAGAACAGGTGCTGCTATTGCAAAAGAAAGAGCCAAATCAGCATCTCCAGACAATAAAGCAAAAGATGCTGCCAGAAAACGTGCTGAAAGAGCCAGACAGATTCCTAGAGATAGACAACCAAAGGATCAACTGGTAAAACAAGTAATTGTAGTAAAAACTAGAGATGGCAAGCTTCAATTAATTTTTAAAGATTCATTTAATACCGATATCCACTCAAAAGTTTCTGATAAAGAATTATCAATCGGTGAAGCAAAACAAATTACTGCTGATCCAAAGTTTGAACAAACCCGTGCATCAGTTCTTCTTTTTGGCGATGTAAAAGGAAAAGAAACTTCCAAAGAAGAAAAACCAGTTAGAAGACAAGAAGGTGAAAAAAGAGAAACAAAGGGCGGAGAACAAGAGAGGGCTACAGCCAAACCAACAAAGGCAAGAAAGATGTCTCAAGAAGAATTGATGATGTCTTTGACACAAATGCCCCCGGAACAACTTGCCAGCATGCCACCTGAGATCAGACAGGAGTATTTCAAGTCAACCAGAAAGCCAATCTCAAATAGAGATTTTGACAATATTTCTGATTCGTATGAAAAGATTGCATCTACATTCGGTATTAACACAAATACCACCATTCCATACAATCAACAAGTATTGAATGCTTTCATGTTCCTTGCAAAAATAAAATCTGGAGCCAGTGATCAAGAAATACAAACATACACTGTGCTTTCTTCAGGTGCAATGGAATTTACAAAGTCTGCATTCTTGCAAGCAAAGAAACTTCTATCTCAAGTAGGAGATGAGTGCATTCAAAACTTAATGTCAAATCCAGAATTACAGAGATCGTATATTGATTCTGCTGGATCGTTTGACATGTCTTGCGGAGATTTTAAATTTAAAATTTCTGCAGGAGGTGAATTGTCATTATCTACGAAATCATTTGATCAATCAAATAAAACATTTAGAGGGTATCTTGCAAACTCTTTATATAAGTCAATACAAAGTGAGATGACAGACCCTTCAGATGAAAAAACTCAACAAACAATGGAAGCATTGACTGCCGATGTGATTCAATTTGGTCAACAATTATTATCTAAAGAAGCATTAAAGTCTATACAAAACGATCCTGAATTGATGCAAAAATTGCAATCAATTGATGTTGTTGATTCAAATGGTCAATCAAAGGGACCAATGATTGATGAAAATGGAGAAATAAATCCATATGCTAGTTTAGAGAATTACCAAGATCTGTATAAAAAATATACAAAACAAATTGTAGGATCTATAAAGGTAAATAAATCAAAAACTCTAGAAAATCTGTCATCAGATATACTAAAAACAGTTGTACGTGGAGACAACATTGTAGACCCAATGGCTGCACCCACCCACGTAATGACAGCAAATGGTGTATTCCCAATTACGGATGATTATATCAAAGAAATATCAAAGACTGTAGATTTTGATATCAAGCCAGCAAAAGATTTGATAACAACTTCAAATATTGAAACGTACAGACCTTCTGCTGCAACTACACTAAAATCATATAGAACTGTAATAGAACAAAAAGAACAAAAAATTGGATTAGAAAATATACTAGTAGGAAAAGATCAAATAGATCCAATTGGACTTATTACTTCTAACATATTGAATAAGTATGATTTTGATTTTAATGCAAGTTTGTTACCAGGATTTTCACCAAAGGATTTGAATACAGTAAAATATAATTATGTTACTATTGGCAAAAAGACTGTAAAAATTCCTGTACTTAATTCGGAAACTCCAAGTGTATCTCAGACAATTGGAGAGTGCTATTCATACATAAATGATATTTTAATTGAAAGCCTCACAAATAATTTTGTTCTTACAAATTTAAAGAAGTCATTTTTAATAAACGATGCTGAGGCTTCTGTATTAAATGAAGGTGAAATCAACCTATATGAAAATTCTGAAGTGGTTGAAATTAATCTAAGTAAGATTTTTGAAAATGTTCTTGAGCGTGTGATAAATGACCCATCACTTCTTTATGATTTCCATCAATTAACTTTTGGATCTTTGGCAGAAGAAGCCGAGAGAGATTATAAAAAAGAGTACAGAAATTATCATGGAAAGGCAAAACAACGTAAAGAGCGTGCTGCCAGAACTAAAGCCAGAGAATTAATGAAGAAAAAAGGTATTGTAAAAAAAGGTGATGGTAAAGATATAGATCACAAAAAGCCTTTAAGATCTGGTGGTTCCAATGGTATAAATAATTTACGTGTTAGAAAAAAGTCTGATAATAGAGCAGACAATGGGCACAAAAAAGGCGAGAAACAAAATAAGGATTGGAAATGAACCGTAAAGAACTTTTAATTGAAAAAGTATTTGAGAAGTCAGGGCTAGGAAAATGGTTCAATAAAGAATCTGCCGGGGGTGGACCTGGATGGGATCGCTATAACACTAAAGGTGAACGAATTGGTAAATGTGGTGATGCCGATGAAGGTGATCCTTATTCTGCTTGCTTGAGCCGCCAAAAGGCTGATAGATTAGGAAAAGATGGTGTGGCATCATTTGTAAGAAGAAAAAGAAAAGCACAAAAGAAAGCAGGAAGATCCAAAAAAGGAACTTCGGAAAGAAAAGGCAAAAGACCAGTTTATGTAAAAACTGGAGTTACTGAATTAAAAGAAACCTTCGACATATTTTTAACAGAAAGTATGGGAAATGTTGTACATCTTTCTTTCCCCACAATAGAAGCAACCGACTTACTTCCATGCGATCTAATCATCAATGAAAGTGGAGAAATTTTAAGTGTCAACTCAGTAGAATTATTGGAAGGTAAGTTGCATATTTCTTTTAGTGATGAAATCAACAACGAAATAAATGAGATCTTCGAATCAAATACCATAATGGGGTTTGTAGACAATCAAGAAGGCATTGAACAAAATCAATTTGGCGAGATGATTGAAATATACGAAGAAGAGGGAAAGAAAGTAAAACTTAATAAGATCATGTCAGGCGATGTAAAGAAGTACAAAGTTTATGTAAAAAACGATAAAGGAAATGTCGTTAAGGTAAATTTTGGTGATCCTAATATGGAAATCAAACGCGATAATCCTGCTCGTAGAAGAAATTTCAGAGCCAGACATAACTGCGACAACCCAGGCCCAAGATGGAAGGCTCGTTACTGGGCCTGTAAAACTTGGAGCACACAATCAGTTACTTCAATGTTAAAAGAAGATTCTGAACTGTGCGAAGAAAGAAAAAACAAAGCAAAAAATCCAAAGAAATGGAATTCTTGTATAGAACAAGCAAGAAGAAAATTTGATGTTTATCCTAGTGCATATGCAAATGCTTGGGCATCAAAATGCTATAAATCAAAAGGCGGAAAATGGAAAGCAATAAATGAAGAGATAGCTTCCACCGTTGTCGAATCACTCAACAATCACGAATATGAACCAAATTTATGGGGTCATATTAAAGATTCTAAATAATAGAGAATACCATGCAATTTAAAAATTTACTAACAAAAATTAAATCTTTGAATGAAAACGCACCAGAGCAAACCTTTGGTGGTGGTTTGTTTATCGGAGATCCACAAGGAAGATTTGGCCCATCTGCTTTTACAGAAAAGGGAACTCACAATCTTAACATGCCAAATTCCATTGATGCAATCAATGCTCTATTAGCAGGATTCTCTGCCAAAGATTACATTGATCCTCAAGGCATGCTTTCTGTAATCAAACAAAAACTAAACCATTTTGGTTTTGATTTTGATCATAAGATGGCTACTATGGTAGACAATGGAATTGAGCAAAATGCTGTAATTCCACTAGTTCAATATGGAAGCCCACAATTGGGTGTTTATGGACAAAATCCATATGAAGATGTAAATAAGACAGGATTTAAACAAGGTGATGGAATAAAAGAAAAATTAGGATATGGTTTAAATCTTGTTGTAACTGTAAACAAGAATCCAAATGGATTGAAAAGAATGAATGTTATTATTGCTCCTGCTCAAGGAGATCAACCAGGATTACCAGACCGTGACACTGATTGTGGATGTATGTAATAAAAAAATGAATAAATACAAAGTTTTGACGGAAGAAAATTTTAATGACTTCTGTCAAACTTGTTATTTTAATTCAGAATGCTCTGGAAAAAATGAATACAGTGATGACTTGAAAAAAATAAAATATGTCAAAAGACTGTTACAAAAAATACACAAGCATAAGACATTGAAATCAATCCGTGAACGATTAATTTTAAATCATATAATAATACTCAGAAATGTTTTTGGAGAAGAGAATTCTGCAAGAATACTCTTTTTTAAGTTAGAACCCAGATTGCATTCTTATTTAAAATCATTTTTGGTTTTTCTTGAGTTCACAGTAAGAGACATACCAGAAGTAAATTACAAAATTTTAAATACAGATCCTAGGGTAGATAGAAAACTTAATAGCACAGAATCATAAATATTTGCATGCCCGGATCTCTAATTCCATCATTTTATATTCAAAATTTTGCTAGGGATGTAAGTTCTCCCATAACACAATTACAAGCCTATAGGTCTGGGTTGATAGATGAAAATGGTGATATAGTTGGACAAGAAAGTTCAATTGATCCTTACGAATATTTTGTAATAAAGTTGAAAAAAATTTTTAGTCAATTGCCCGGAGGCATGACAAAAGCATACTTGGCATCATTTTTGACAACTCTAAAGATGTTTACTGAAGAAGCATCTTGGTATGGCATTGATAAAACAGAACTTACAATGTTTTTAGAGGGTTATATATCCTCAAATACAGATGGCCAGATAAGCTATATAACGCTATTAGAGGACATGGGAACCGGAGGTGGTGCTGGAGCCCTAGGAGTCCCTGCAACTGGGTCTGGGATCAATACAGGCGGTGTATCGGGCTTTGATCCGGCAATGGGGGGAATGCAAAGAAGAAAACAAAATATTCCTTCATTTTTGGACAGTTGCCAAATGTTTGATGTTTGTCCAGAGGAATATGAAACATTTAGACTTGCAAAAGAATGGCGTAATGTTCCAGAAGGCCCAACCAGAAATTATCTGCAAAGATATCAAAGAAGAAATCCACAGGGAAAATTGGCTGTCAGAAACAATGAAACAGGAAAAATTCATTGGATAACTTTGAAACCTAAAATGATTACTGAAGAAAGAAAAAAAGACAACGAGCAAAATCGCGGAGTTGTTGATGATTATACTGATACAGTAAACGATGCACACACAAATGTAGCTGTGCTGACAAATAAACAAGAAACGGGAAAAGCACCACCAATTGAAGTTACAGCAAGAACAATGAGAGATACTGCTGATGCTTTTATAGATGAGTATAAAAAGGCAAGAGGCGAAAGCGATAGAGCAGCAATAAAAGTTGATACAGAATCTGGCAAAAAACCAAAACTTTTTGGTGGAAAAAGTGCAGAAAAATTTGCTGGCGCATTAAAGTTTGGCAGAGCAACTCCCATCATGATGAAAGCAATAGAAGATCTTGGAAGCAAAGGAGAAGAATGGGCAGCTGCAGTTCATGGTCTGATGCGGTATTCTGCAGAAAGATCTACAGACGCATCTGATCCTTGGGATGTTGTGGGTGTAGATGTAACTCCTGAAGGTGTATTGGTTCCCACGGCAACAAATATAAAAACTCCCAGAGCAACATTTGCTGCTGACTTTAATCCAGAAGACTTCGAATCACTTCCTAGTGGACTGACAGTTCCAAAAATTGGAAATGAATATGCCAGCGATGTTATGTTACAGGCAGAACTTGCTGGAATGACCGCTGAAGGAAGTCGAATAAGAAGAGACTTTATATATCCATACTTTAGAAATCCTGAAGTTCAAGCAAGAGCCAGAGAATTATTGGCACCAGAACTAACAAGATATACAGAAAGACATCCAGAAGTTAATTTTGAAGTACTTTCTCGTCCGGGTGAAGAACCTAGACCGATGTCTGCACGACACATGGCAGAAAGACTTGCTGGAACCCCAAGATTTAGATTATCATCAACAACTACAAGAGGCGGAAAAAAAGTTTTTGCACCCAAAATAATAACTCCAGAATTAGGTAGAAATCTTCCTGCTCCGGTGGATATAAGAAATCTCAGTCCAGAGTCTTTGGCTAGAGCGCAAGACTACTTAGGCAAACAAAGATTAAGATATCTTGGTGGAATTTTTGGAACACAATAAAAAATTCCCCTTTCGGGGAATTTTTTATTCTTGAATGAACTGTTTACCTTCGTTCATATTATTTTTACTGATTGATTCTCTTGCTTCACTGACAATTTTGTTGTTGCAGTCGTTGAATCCACTTTGGTATTCCCAAAAAATGGTATCCGACCAACCAGCAGGTTTAACCATTGGTCTATCTTTGCCAGAATAGCGATCATTCCAACCCATATTATAAAATCTACCAGGAGTATATCCATCTGTCATTTGTTATCCTTTGGGGGTTCTTTTGCGTATGGATTCATGCTGTTGAGGATCTTATCAAGAGTCTTAACATAAGCGTATTGCTCAGTAATATTGAGATAACCACGGATTTCTAATAAACGCTGATAATCTTCAGGCATGATTACAGTTCTTGTGACCTTCATATCATTATTACGAGGTCTACGAGGATTTCTATTTGGCTTTTTGTTAATATTATTCATTGAATCAAAGTTGCCAAATATTTTCATAATGTCATCAAATGACATATAGTTTGCAGCGTTATCATTCTGCAACTTATTCCAGTCATTCCACATGTTCTTAAACTTATCATTATACGGGCCCATATAGAAGAACCCATCACTTGGATGCTCTGGATTGAAATCGTTTAGATCATCATTGTCAGAATTATTGTCTCTCATTAGTATCCTTTTGATTGATATCAAAGAACTGTTCATACAGTACCTTGCCCTTATTATCAGTTATGGACAAGTAGCGAATGTGACGCTCAATAGCATCACCAATATTTAGCCCGTCGTTTGGACCAAATGAGATGTACTTAATCCACGCAGGATTGCCACCGATGGAAATACGAACCTCGTGACCATCGGCATTAGTACCGAAGAAATCAAATGAAAAGTTATCACCAGTAAAATAGGTGAAGAAACATTCTACATCATTATAACGCTTACGTACATCCTGTAAGCTTAAAACATTCTGCTTAACCATTAGGAAGTCTCTTTAGCTTGACTGATAGGGGAAGTTGGCCAACCTCGTCAAGCTTACGAAGAGTACCAACCTTAGCATTCATTAGTGCTTCTGCGCGAACACGCTTGCGCCTCTCATGCTGACGCTTCTTCTTTTTCATCAATACACGCTGTTTTGAATTAGGCATAATAATTTACACTCCTTAATATTTATTCGTCAATTAGATCGATGCGGGCTTCAAGATCGTCCATACGATCATTCATTTCCTGAAGTTTATCACTGTCAACGTTGTGCAGTTGTTCTCTCAACTCTTTAATAGTAACATCTTGCTGCTTTAGCATGGTGCTTGCAATGGCAACCTGCGCCTGCAAGTTTTTGATCTCTTGCCAAAGAGAATTTATCTTTTCGGCAACTCCATTATCGTGAGGAAGACCATAATACTTTGTATCATTGTAATCTTTATGCATAGTTTTGTAATTGTACTTTTTATAAGATTTACTAGCAAATTCACCCGTAAACGAATCAATATCAAGATCTACCGTGGGGGCTGTATAAGTGTTTTTCTTTATTACTTCCATAGCATTATCAAGTGCATTGGCCATATCTTCTTGACTAATACCATCTAACGGATCTCTTTGTTCCATGCACATATTATACACCATATATGGCGGTTGTCAAATAACAACACCCCTTTCGGGGTGAAGGACCAATTCAGATGCGGGATGGTCAGTCCCCACTGCTTCAAGCAGCCATTGCCATAGGTGCGGCAATCATATTTGCAACTGTTTATTTACGACACTTGTTACCCGTGTCGGGTATCTCCTTCTTCTCTACTCGCCGCCAATCGAAGCCAGTTCAGGCCCGTATTGCTTGGAGCCTAGGACTCCAAGCGATGCCCCGCTGCTACGAGGACTTGACTCGCCATCTCTAAGGAATTGCAGAATCCTTCGGTTAGGCTAATGGACCCGAGGGGAATCGAACCCCTGTGTTGGACAACTTTTGATCCGATATCAACAATACCAATTAGGTAGACTAGATTTGAACTAGCAACCTTCTCGACCCAAACGAGACGCGCTACCAAATTGCGCTACTACCTAGTACAAACTTATTTAGATGATGATATGGGATTTGAACCCATTGTCTGGCTTTGTCGGTCAATTTATAGTACACCGTTTTACGCCAGCACATCTCTTGTCAAGACTGCTTGTTCCCACCAAGCCGATCATCAAAATGCGAGCGGAGGGATTCGAACCTTCGTAGACAGATGTCAGCAGATTTACAGTCTGCCCTCGTTGACCGCTTGAGTACACTCGCTAAATTGGATTATTTACTCTTCTTTTTTGAGTTTTTCTTAGGCTTCTTTTTACCAAAAATTGCCTCAAAATTTTTACCATAGGTTTCCATATTCACCGGACGAGGTGAACTACCTTTACCAGCACCATGAGATCCATAATCCATATGGCACATTATAGCACTTAGAAACCCTGTGTCAACTAAATATTAATATGAAGAACAATAAAGGTTATTACAGTTGGATTCACTCAATGAAGAATGCTGCTATGGAGTCTCATTTTAATGGTCAAAAAATGATAAATGAGGCCAAAGAAGTTTCTCAAGGAAGAAAAAGACAACTTAATGAAAATCGTGAAAATAATGATTGGGAAGGCCCAAATCTTCCTAGAGAAGATTTTTATAAATTAGCAAAACAAATTGCAGATCTACTTAAACAAGACGGCGGAATCACTCCAGAGTCAATAAAAAGAGCAGGTGGGGATCCAGAAGAATATCAAAAAATAAGAGACCTAAAAGTAAAAGATGCTAACAATGATGGTATTGAAAATGCATCTGATGTTGTGACTGCCAACAATTTGGATGCTGCTGATGGCGTTCAAGATACAAAGATAGGACCAAGATTTACAAATCCAATCGGTGCTCAAGCAAGACTTGAAATGGGACAAGGAGTTCCAGGTGATGAAGAGTTGGTCGCTAAACTAAAACCAGAAGCAGATGTAGAAGATGAAGATTATTGGCGTAGAACCATGATGCCAGATGAATTTTCAACTGTAAGAGAAAGTGTTAGTAATAAAATTTTTAAGTTTCTAAATGAAAGAATTTCTTAAAGATCTGGATTTCCGATCTCTCTAGACCATTCCCATTCATTCCATAGCAATTTAGCAAATTCGTCGTCAGGATCATGACGACGAATTTCTATTTCTGCAATACCTTGTGCTGAAATCGCTGCATCCATTTCCCAAGAGAGCCAAAACCACTCTCCTGACTGCAAGATCCTATTTGTGATCAAGCAGCGAATTTCTTTGGGCATATTAATTAATCCAAAAGCCAGTCAATCCATTAAATGTGGTAATGGCGTAAACCTGTATTGGTATAATTTCTGGACTTTGGGTTACACTAAAATTTACATTAAATGTAGCACCATTAACATTTACCAATTGTGCAGAAAATGTTGGGCCTGCTGCTACGCCACCCATTACTAAAATTCCTTTATGTTTTGGGATTTTTGAACCAACTGTTATGGGATTTGCTTGAAAGTATTTGTCGTACATGATACAAATATTTAGAAAAATATAAATAGTTTCATGGACCCAACAATAAACAAAATCAACGAATTAATTCAACATATCGAAATTCTTAGAGAAGAAATTGAAATTTCCGATGTCATTATTGACGAACTTCTGGAGGAAATTGGCCTTAGTGATATTGAAAATCTAACAGAAGAAGAAAAGAAAAATTGGATTCAAGGAGCCATCAAAAAAGAAGGTTCTTTGCGCAAAACCATGAAAGCCAAAAAAGGCAAGAATATTCCAGAGAAAAAACTTGAGGCCGCTGCTCACAAGGGTGGAAAGACTGGCAAGAGAGCTCGTCTAGCCTTAACCTTGAAGAAGATGCGTGACAAGAAAGAGAAAAAGAAAGAACTCAAGGAAGCCTTTGAATTAGTAGATTACCATAATGGTTTATCAGATATGGTAAAATCAAAAGGCAAAAACATGAAAAAGGAAGAAGTTGATCAAGCATTAGGTCACATTGCTGCAATTGAAGGAAAATTAGGCAAAATGGCAATGCCAAAGGTTGGCTATGCACCTTGGTTGACCGTCGAAGGTTCATACTAAAATAACAGTACCAAATAAGAAACCTGACCAGCATAACTGGTCAGGTTTTTTTATGCGGCTGGAGGGAATCGAACCCTCGTCACAGGTTTGGAAAACCTGGGTAATGGCCGTTATACGACAGCCGCTAAATATTCATATGGACAAATTAAACGAAGGAAATTTGTATAATGTAGAGACTTCTGAACCAAAAGAGGACAGAAGCAGTGAATTGGTTGATATTGAAAATATCATGATGGATGAATTCTGGAAGTCTATGATAAGACAAAAAATTAATCCTGAAATTGCAAAACAAATTGCAAAACAAACTTTTAAACAAAACTAACACTCATCGACTTTTTTAAATTTTTGTACTTATCAGAACTAAAATGTTCATCGAATTGTTTTTTTAGTTTATCTCTCATGTCGCAAAATTTATTGTATTCCTTGGTAGATGCATTTCCATCAGTCTCCATTCTGCCAAGGCGATACATTATGTGACCATACTCGTAAATTAGTTCTTCTAGTTCATTTGTTGACATGGCACTAGTATAGCACACGTTAAACAATAGTCAAATATAAATATTCATATGGTAAATAAAGATAAAAAAATTATACTAAATGAAGGTCGTGTAATTAGCAATGGAAAATTACATTACGGTGGTTTTCCTCGTAAATTGAATGAAGGTGGAATTGTAAGCGATTACAATGATTCTGATGGAATAAATGATCAAGGCGTCAATCAAGCAACTAAACCAGACAGTTTAGAAAATTTAAGCAAAAAAGCTAGAGAGAGTTTTGCCGCAGTTACAACGTTTGGAAGAAGCATGCAGGGAGTTGGTACAGACGAACAAAGAGCACAACTAAGAAAAATGTGGCAAGATTATGATGCTGCGCTTGCAGCAGAAGAATCACATCCTGATTATGTAAAACCCAAACTTCCTGCAGGAGATATGGATTTCCATAAGATGGGCCAAGATGATGTTGTTGATGCTTCCTTTGGTCGTCGCCCTACTCCAGAAATTGATTCGGATGAAGTTGCTGGTAGAAATAGAGGCCCAAAACGAATGCCACCCACAATATTTGATTTGGGCACAAGTCCTGATGATGTCAGAAAAAGACGTTAAGAACATCTAAGAGAGTATCTTAGATCCGACAACCCCGAGCGCTCGGGGTTGTTTCTTTTGATCAATAAATATAATAGTATGGCATATAACTACGACATAAATTTCATTAAAGGTGATACCATAAGATGGGCTCAATTTTTTAGAAATTCAAATGGATCTACTTTTAATTTCACTGGCTCTACTCTTTACATGAGTGTAAGAACTAGTTATTCCTCTGGGAATACTGTTATAAGTTATGTCAAATATATTTCTGGAAGTTGTTCTCCAAGTGCACCTAAAGGCTATACCGGAGGAATTGCTGGATATTCTGGTGGAACTTTGTTTATATGCATAGGCTCTACATATACCGTTAATATGAAAACCGAAAGAACGGGAACATATGAAATAAAAGTAAAAACTCCTTCATTAAATAATACAATTACGTTATTAAAAGGAAATATATATCCACTTCAAAATGTTTCTCCGCATTATAATTTTTTGGTTCCTCCCATACCGCCATCTCCTCCTGTGTATGATGTAGCATCTTCATTCTTATATGCCGGATATACTTACCCAAATATTGCAGTTTGGCAGAGAGAAATGTATGAAATGGCTGTTTCTCAACTTACAGCAAACACAATTGGCTCTGCATGGTTGATGTACGAAAATCCTTATGGCACTGCATTAGGTTGGTCTGCCGATGGAAATGTAAATTCTGCAATATTTAATTCTGTATTGAATACTGAACTTACAAATTGGTCTACAGACAATACAGCTTATGGAGGGTGGTACGGAACTTATCCATATCTTCTTGAGTTAGATTTTGAAAATATATTAACATTACCATATATAAACAATTGGCAAGATTCTGGTATAACTGCAATGAACGAATTGATTCAATGTTTGAATCTTACAAAACAAGCATCACCAAATTCTCTTGTGTATCAATATGATACACCTTCTATGCCATTATATCCAGCGAATACGCCTCTCTCAAGTTTGACTCCGGGTGGATATACTTTTAATGCGGTAATAAATCAATTTGTTAATAAAGTAAATTATCTAAAAGATCATACTGATCTTTTTGATGTCTCGACATATTGTCCATTCTATGCCAATCCAAATGATTATAAACCACCTTACTATACTGGCAACACAGCAAATATTGCACTTTATGAATATTGGAATCAAATAAGATTTGATACATTGGCAGATACACTTGGTGGTGCATCTAATATTTTAATGACTGCAAGTTTTGTTTTATATCCTGGTTTGGATAATGCAATACCACACCCAAGCGGATCAACTGCAGCAGATCAAGCGGCTGCTTTAGGCAACTTGATATTCTCAAATGAGTTTATAAATCAACACGCATTTATTCCAGCAAAAAATGCTGGAGTTAATAAACTTTTGTTGTGGGAAGGTTGGCCATTTAGAATAGATGTAACACAATATTCCCCAGCAACTGCAGATACATATGTTCAAAGAAAAACAATGAATGATTTGTTCAAAGATCTAAATCCCGGAGATACCGGATTTGGACTAACTGCTGATAGTCAATGGAGAAACTATAATGCAGTCATGAAAATGTGGAATTCTGTTCTTACAAAGACAATACAATTGGCTGATTTGTTTAGACAAAATTGATAAAGGATAATATGCTAAAACACGTAGATAATAAATGGTATGTATTAGATTCTTCTGGAAAGAAGATTTTAGGCACACACCCATCAAAAGAAAAAGCAATTGCACAATTGCAAGCAATAGAACTTTCAAAGAAAGAAAGAAACGAATCTTTTAAATCATTTTCTCAATTTATTTCTGAAGCATCACAGCTTACTTTACAATATCATGAAGTATTAAATCCAAAATTATGGGATGATAATAAACTAAAAGAAGAAGTAAAAGATAAACTTGTAGAAATAGGAAATACATGGATAGATTGGGCTGGCATTCCAGTAAATTCTGTTAAAGATTTAATTGTTGTTGGAGGAAATGCGAATTATAATTATACACCATATTCTGATGTAGATCTTCACATCCTTATAGATCCAGACGAAATTGAAAATTGCCCTGAATTTTTTGATGACTACATGAAAGACAAAAAACAACTTTGGTCATTGACTCATGACATAACAATTTATGATCACGATGTTGAAATTTATGCACAGAATATAAATGATAAATTTCCAGAGAATCAGGGTGTTTACAGTTTAACTAAAGATGAATGGCTTGTAGAACCAACTCAACAAGAGGTAAATCTTGATGATCCGCAAATAGTCAATAAGGTAAAAGAATATGTTGATAAGATTGATGCTTTGATTGCATCAAATGCTGACGAAGATTCTTTTAACAGACTAAAGAAAAAATTTAGAGATATGAGATCTGCTGGTATAAAACAAGCAGGCGAGTTCTCAATAGAAAATCTTGTGTTCAAAGAACTTAGAAATCTTGGTTATCTTGACAAGATGACAAAATACATTAAAACAAAACAAGATGAGAGATTGAGTCTATGAAAAAATTTAAAGAGTTTTTAGAAAACTACGACGTGTATCTCGACATGCCATCAACTATGGTTACATCCATACAATCAAGCTCTGCTGTCCCTATAAACGCACCAGAGACCGTGACCGAGAACCCCAAGACCAAGAAGCCCAAGGGCTATAAGGCAACTGAAGAAGCGCCAGTTGACGAGAATAAAGTCGATTGAATCTTTTATAGAATATAGCATAGGATAACTATATAGGATTCCTATGGTTCAGAAATGGTTAATTTCGTTCTACCATCTCCACCCAATCTTGGTGGACAATGTGATCGCCTTTGTATCCATCCTTAATTTTTGATAGATCCCACCAAATTGTATCGCCTACCTGAATGTCTTCAGTAAGTTTGTTGCCAATGGCAATAACTTTTGCAGGAATAATTTTTGAGGATGATTTTTCGGTGTAAATAATGCCAGCCTCGCTGGTCTTTTGTCCACCGATCAAAGCTCTTGCAACAATCCATTTTCCAACTGGTTTCATATTAATCTCCAAAATTCTTCTGCTAGGATTCGAACCTAGAAAAAGAGATCCAAAGTCTCTCGTGTTACCGTTACACTACAGAAGAGTGAATTTTAGCGCAGTAATTATTCATAATAATTGAACTGGCACAACCAACATTGATGCTTCTCACAGATCCATACTGCGGAATATAGAGAATGTCATCACACATATTTAGGACATCACCGGGAACGCCTATCTGTTCCTGACCGAAGACAAAGACATAGTGATTGGTGTTATCAAACTCATAAGCATTTACATCTTTGGCTTCAGGAACATTGTCGATCCCGATGATCTTTACCATCTCACGAGACCCAACTTGCTCAACCAATGATGCAACATAATCGGCCAACGAATCAATAGTACGTACATGTTTGAAGTTAGTATAATGATGGGTTCCAACAGTCCCACGACGATCATATTTCTTATTGCCGTAGATGACAACTTCTTTTCCGAGAAACGCGTTAGCATTTCTAATAACTGTAGCAATATTGAAATCATTACCAATGTTGCAGCATACCACAGAAAAATTATGACGGCGTGTGTCAAGATCTGCAAGAATTGCATCGTGGCTCCAGTAGTGATAATGATCAATAAGGTTGCGAGTCTCGGTCATATGATACAGTATACATCAAGAACGAGAAGAGTCAACTATGGAGATGCGTTCTCCGATCCATTCCATGCAGTTGACAGCCATGCTGTTGCCCAGCGCTTTATAGCGAGGACCATCAGGACATTCATCGGCAGTCTTATTCTTCCAAGGAATCGCTGTATAGTCATCAGGGAAGCCCTGTAGACGCTCACACTCACGGGGAGTGAGACGACGAACAGTAAGATCAGTACCAACAGCAATAGTCGTAGCCCGAGTATCGCCAGTATCAAAGAGAGACAGCGTAGGATTCACTTCTCCTTCGACCCATGACTCGTCATCAGTGTTGGACTGTGCTCTCTTGGCTTTTGTAAATGCTTCCAAAATAACTGGGTGATTCATTTCATGAAAACCGCTGTCTCCAATTGATGCACGAATAGCACCGACAGAACCATCATTCACAAGACCATCACGGTTGTTCTGCCAACGATAACCAGTTGCCGGGGTTTTCATTTGAGTAATCATTGCAAAACCATCAGCTTTGGAATAATCATGACAAACGGTTTCCAAGCACGGCGCTACGTCGTGGCTTGTGAAGATACCTGTTCCAGTGCCTTTTTCAAAACTAGAGGAAGGTCCTTCCCCCTTCTTGCTGCGCGTCGAAGAATGCCTGAGCACGCTTTGGCGCTCAAAGAGAACCTGGGCGGCACTGGTTGGGTCTCCAAGACATCCGACAACGAACACACGTCGCCGTCGCTGCGGGACGGCAAACGGATGGCGTTGTGTTCTGACCCATTGAGAGTCCAACACCCTGTAGGCCCACCCATACCCCAAGTCCCCCAGCGCCCCGAGGAAGGAACCAAAATCCCTTCCTCCGTTACTGGACAAGACTCCGGCAACGTTTTCCCAGACAACCCATCTAGGCCGTAGACGTTGAGCGATTTCAATATAGGTGAGCATGAGGCCACCTCTTGGATCTTTGAGTCCTGCCCTTCTTCCTGCAACTGAAAAAGATTGACAGGGGGTGCCGCCGACGAGGAGGTCGATGTCGCCTTCTTTGAGGTTCCACGTTTCATATTTTGTCATGTCTCCCAGATTAGGTACATTTGGATAATGATGAGCAAGCACGGCACTTGGGAAAGGCTCAATGTCGCTGAATGCAACAGGAGTCCAGCCCATAGGATGCCATGCTACGGTTGCGGCCTCAATGCCACTGCATACTGAAAGATATCTCATTTTATTATCCAGTGATCCCACCGAGAATCGAACTCGGAGTCTTCTCCTTGAAAGGGAGACGATTTAGCCACTTAATCTATGGGACCTTTATATTATTTAATGCGCTTTCTACCGTAAGCAAACCCAGATGCAATCACAATCAATGCAGCACCAGCAGGCGAGGGACAATCATTTCCACGCGTGCAGATAGCAGGATCAGTGCCACCAAAAGGCATCGTGATGCTTTCTATTCGGTCATGCTGCACAGGAATGGCAAACTCTTGGTTAACCATCTGCATGGTCTTAACAAGATTATTATGATTATAAATCTTGTAAATCCAATAGCCATCAGCCTTGCCCATGAATAGGTTGTTGCCAACGAGCGAAGCAGGAACCGTAGGAGGATTGATGGCCTCCGTGGTAGGCGTAGGCATGGTGTATGACGTATCAAACGTCAGAGGATTATCAAAGTGTTCGCCAAGATAAGTCGAACCCTGATAAACGGAACGGTCAATAATCTGACCGGGCATATAAAGAGTAGACACAGAAGTAAGCATGTTCTATTATATCCTGTCCTGTAGAAAAGTCAAATCATTCCATATCGGTTTTGCGGAACTGAGAATTATTATTGTTTGCTTCTTGAACCATCTCATTCAGTCCCAACTCGGCATCCAGTAGAGTCAACTTGTCCAAAGCCTGCTCCTGCTTCATTCTCTGAAGTCTCTGTGGTGTACGGAACTTTTCCATGAATCCACAATGGCAGTGCTCAAACTCACGATCATCGACATGGATCAGTAGACCGTCCCAGTTGTCACACCAATGCCATCCTTGGGCAGTCTCCTCCCCGGTGAGCATGACTCCCTCATCACCATTGAAAGGCTGCATGAGGTATTCCCAACGCTCTTGAGACATTCCATGTTTATCGCTCATCGTGGCTCCTGATTCGGAAGTAATCATCTTCCATATTTGAAAGTTCAATCCTAGCCTCTTCAAGTTCACCACGCAGCCGCTCAATCTCTGCATACGCCTCACCAATGTCCCGCAGAACATCCGTAGGGAGATCGGTGCGCTTGGTATGGCAGCGTAGGCGGTAATCTATGGGCTGGTAGTCAGGCATTACTGAACCTTGTCCTTGATGGATTCCAACAGAGCCTTGATGCGATTTTCGCAGAAGGTCGTGTAGATCATCGGATAGTCTTCGGGATCTTTGTAAGGATTATCCTTTTCCCACTCCTTAGAGAATACGGTAGCCATCGCGTCCAACAGGAGTTCTTTGTCCTTACTAAGCATTCTCAGTCCGCGTTGTACTCTTTGTTGGTATAACGATCCACGTTTGCAATCCGTCCATACCGACGACGAGCACAGGCCACGATGTTCTTGTACTGACGAGCCGTGCAGTAGAAGTGAATGTCAAACCTGTTCTCGGTCAGGAAGGTTCCCGAACCATAGAAGGACTTGGGGTAGCGCTTCTTCAGGCCGTTTGAAATCTGAAAATAATTTCCACGGTTGTAGTGAAAGAAGTAGTGAAACTTCTCGGGGCGCTTGATGGACTTCTTGGTCTTGGTCATTGTAGTCATGTTACTTTCCAACGGTAATGGTGATCTTCTGAGCGATCATGAGCGCAAACATCATGAGAGTGAACGCACAAGTCAGCATGATGGCAGTGAATGCAACATCATTAAAAATCTTTAGAATCTTGGTGTCAGTCTGAGTCTCGGTCTTGTTTTCAATCTTCTTCTTAGTAGCCATAGTATATCTCCTGTTAGGGGTTAGTCAAGTATCAAAGACGTTCCATGAAGTCACGGTCGTCGTCCTGATCAAACAGAGGCATATCATTTTCATCCTCGGTCCAATCGACGTAGTGAGCCGAACACTCATCAATATCCTTGAGCTTCCAGTAATTCCACACATCATCAGAGGTGGGATTCCACTCCCACAGAAGCCCACGCATGACGTGCAACTTGCGCTCAAGGGATGCCATCTCGGCCCGAAGTTCGTTGATTTCATCTTCTCTGTTCATGCCCATAGTATAGCACCTACCCGGTGGAAGTCAAGACAGATGTCGAGATAAATATTGGTATGAAGACTTTGAAGGAATTGCTTAATGAAGGTGGAGTTCTTGATCTTGCCAAACTTTTATTTGGTGCAGAAAGAACGGCATCAGAAGCAAGAAAAATTTCAGAGATTGGAAAAGAAGTAAAACCAATAACTACTGTTAAACAGCCAGAACCTTGGCAGTTAAGTATTCCTCGCACAACTTCTGAAAAAGAAGCCAGAGAGCAATTAGTTGATTTGAGAAAAAAAGTAAATGACCAATTAAAAGCAGACACAGAAAAATTTGGGATCCCAGCCAAGTCTGCAATGCTTACATCTCCAGATGTTCCAACATTTGATGATCTTTACAGAAGAATATATGGAGAAGATTGGGAAAAAGTAGCCAGAGAAAGAGCCGAAGCACTAGGTTTATTACAAAAAGATCCAAGATTGGTTAGAGCAAAAAAAGCATCATCTGGTGTTCCTTATGGTGACTATGAAAGATTGATAAGAGAACCAGAAAGAGCCCCAACATATTTGCATATAGATTTTGATCCTGCTGTAAGAGAAAGAGAAACTTTTGGTATGTGGGAAGCACATCCATTTGGGTTTCCCGATGCAGGAGATATAACTATTTTCCCAAGATTAATTGGTGCAGAAGCAGCAGCAGGAACTAATGTAAATTTAAGAAATGTATTGAAACATGAATACACACATGCTTTGGGAGATATTGACTGGCCGAGTTTACCCTCTGACACACAATTTATGACTCAACGTAGCAAAGCCATAGATATAGATACAAATCCATACAGTTTATCAAGGTCTTTGGCTGCTGAAAAGGATGCTGCTTCTCTTGTTAAAAATCCTGAAAATCTTTCTGTTGCAGAAAGATTGGCAAAAGGAGCAAAAGAAGCAAAAAAAGCAAATTCTGGTGATTTGCGTAACATGAGAGGTTATCTGACTCCAAGAGAATTTGTAGGACAAGCAGCAGATATACAATCTGCTTTGAGAGATGCCGGCTTCCAAATGGTCGGACCATCTAATATTTTTGACAAAGAATATGGAATCGAAGCATTTAAAACATTGAGAAATAAGTTTAAACTTCCAGAACCAACAAGAGAACTTACACCATTGCTTTTAGATCCACAAGGAAGAGCCTTGATTGCACCAGTAGCAAAAGGATCTGAAGTTTCAGATAAAATGAAAGAAATGAGACTAGCATGAAAAGTTTTAAGAATTTTTTGATCGAAGCCTCTGAAGATGTAGTTGTCCCCGGACCAACACAAGACAATAAACCATTAAAAGCAAAAGTTATCTCAAAGCCAGAAGATAACAATCAACCAGACTTCAATGTTTACAAAGATTGGTTTACATTGAAAATGAAACAGAAATTTCCAAAAATTGATGATAAAAAATTAAATGACATGTGGAAAAATGCTGCACAACAATTATGGAAATCGTGGGAAGAAGGTGCAGAGGAACCAGAATTATCAACTCAAATCAAAGACATATACAGAGGATATTCCGAACCATGAAATCTTTCAAGCAATTTTTAATGGAAGAAGACGACTTGCGTAAAGACGCAAATGACGTTGATACAACTTACGGTGGTTTCCGAGTTAGAGAACCATCTCAAGAAGAGAAAGATTTTTTAAAGACAAGACCTGAAGTTGCTGGTTATTATGGGAACTCAACAATGAACCCAGACGAAGAAACCGAAGGAACTATTGTAATTAATCCCAGCAATCCTTATATGAAAGACAACCCAGGAGCCCAAAGAGCTCTTCAAAAAGTGGAATCTGTCAGAGGAATTTACTCATTGGAACCTAGTTTGGTAGATGAAGCACCCGATCTATCGGATGAACAGGATCAAAAATTGGCATTCTATACCAAAGATAATCCAGGAACAGAAGAAGAAAAAAGAAAAATTCGCAAACAAACTTTTTATTCAAGAATTGTAGGCGGAGATCAAAATCAAGATAAAGTTGATTACAATTCAATAAATTCAGATCAATGGGCTCACGTTCGTGAAATGAGTAAGCGGTCAGAAGATAAGGGATACTACGGAAAAATTAAAGCCCAAAGAACCGAATCAATACCACCCAATTTGGCATAAAAATTAGAAGGAATAACTATTACTATGGACTACCTAACAAAATATTACAAAAATTTATGTGAACAACTACAAGCAAAACTAACGCTTCTTGAGGCAGAAGTCAAGAAGGGCAAGAAACTAGACCCAGTAGGCAAAGAAGATGGGGATGTTGACAATGATGGTGATAAGGATAGGACCGATAAGTATCTTCTAAACAGAAGAAAGGCTATTGGAAGGGCTATGGGTAAGAGAACCGTCAAAGAAAATGTAGATATTTCAGATACCCCAATGCCCGGCTATACCTATGTCGGGCAAGACCCAAATTTACGCACAGACGAAGAAGCGGAAGAAACAAGAAGATGGTATGAAAATGCTCAAGGGAATGACCCAGCCGTAAATTATGGAAGAAGAGGTCAAATGTATGTTGACCAATCTGAAGTAGACGAATTTGGCAGACCAACAGGAGTCTCAATCTCACAAGAAGCATTAGATGCCAATGGTAACCCCATCGTTGATCCAACACAGGCGAAAGGAAGAAGACTTCCTGGTTCCAACATGACCAATACATTACCGGGCGCTAATAATTTAAAAATGACACCCCAAGAAGCAGAAGCAGCACGCATTAGACAAAAAGAAGAACTTCAAAGAAGAGGTCTAACCCCCGAGGAAGTATTTAATCCAAAACCAGTAAAACCAAATATTGCAGATCAAGTAGCAGAATACTTAAAAAATAATCCCAATAAAAAACCATTTGGGAAGTAAACTTAAAAATTTAAAGGTTAAGTACTATGGATTATCTAACAAAATATTACAAAAATTTGTCTGAAGAGCTTCAAGCACAAGTCAATTATCTTCAAAATTTATTAAATGAAGAAGGTGACATGAAAGCGGATGCAGAATATGCGGATTTGATGAACTCAATTAAAAATATTGGGTCAACAAAATCGAAACAACCCACAGAGTGTAAACCAGACCCAAGAGGTCGTATAATATGCACCCCTCCGCGTTGGCCTTCTATAGTAAAACCTGAAGATAAGTTTGATAGGAAGAAGTATATGCCAACTGAAGAAGAGATGAAAAAAATGATGAAGGAAAAGGACAAGAAAAAGGAAAAGCCTGAAACAGAATATTATAGAGGGTAATACAGGGGTAGGGAGAAGGAAGATTGGGTAAAGAATATTTAAGAATATTTGAGAAAGTTTGAGTTAGAACCCATACACCTCACACCCTCTATAAGCCTCTATAAGCCATTTTAAGCAATTCTAAGACCTAAAAGGGCTCCTAGCACTACCTAGGAGCCCTTGTCTCTAATAGCCTTATAGGCTGTCAAGCAAATTATGTTAATTATTATAAAATTTTACATAATTTTTGACAATTTATAAGAGGTCCTTCTCAGGTAGCTCCCATATATGGCAATATCTGTGTACTGTCCGACAAAATTATCAAAATTTATGACAAAAGGTGTATATCCCGTCCAGAGGGTCCAAATATGCATCCTGTCCAAGAATTTTATGGATTTTTTGGGTCCCGTCCATACCGTCCAGTCCCCCCTTACAAGGGAACCCCTGATAGTAGCCAGGTCCTATATTCTTCCAGATCCAGTCCCGCCAGATCCCGTCCACAAATTTTCAATAATTCTTGGAAGGTCTGATATCTGAACGATACCCAGCCCGATCATCATTCCGATAACCGTGGCGACCACAAGTCCGATAACAAAGACACTTCTCCAGAGAACAGCCCAGAGAAGTCCGATAACTCCCAGCGCCCCATAACTTGATCTACGGTACACACTAGGGCGCTGGGAAGTTATCGTCCTCATGAACAGTCCCATAAGTATAGCACGCCCCCGCCATAAGTCAAGTATTATCAACCACTTACGCCGGGCCCAGATCTCCAGAGAAATCGGATTTCTTCAGAGAAATTTATTTAATCTTTATGCCGTCCACCCCGTCCCGTCCGCGACTACTATCAGGGGGAACCCTGTCCATGAAAAAAATCAAAGATCCTCGGAGGATCTTTGATAGTAGCTGCAATAAATAAAAACCCCTTGGCCGGCTCTCTCCTTCCGGTCCAAGGGGCTATGGGGAGTTGTACGCCTGGCTTCAGATCACCGGGTTCGCGTAGAGGGCATCCGCCCCCTTCCGCAGCGGCTGGCCCGCCACGATGTCCACATAGCGGGTGAGGAACACGCGGCTCCCGCTGCGCTGGCCCATCGTCTTGACGAACTGGTTCTTGACCTTCGTGAAGGTCGCACCAGCATCGGCAATGGCCTCCTCGTCGCTCACGATCTTCGGGGTCTTGACGAGGAAGTAGGCATCGTAGCCGTGGAACGCATCGGGGTGCAGGATGATGCAGCCGTCCTTGTAGGACTCCTTCGCGGCCTTGAAGCGCGGGCTGTCCGCAATGGCGGTGCGGTGGGACTTGCGGCGCTCGTCCTCGCTCATGCAGAAGTGGGCGAAGGTTCCTTCCGCCAGCGTGTTGCCGCCGACGAACATCCCGACGAGGCGGGCGTTGAACTTGGTCCGCATGGCGTTCAGCATCATGCCGACGACCTCGTTCCCGACGCAGCCCGTCATGTCCTTGCGGTGCATCCGCGTCGTAGTCTCGGTGATGTTGTCCACGACGGTCAGCGTCCCGTCCTCACCGATGAAGTAGATGTTCTGCTCCTCGCGGTCGTTCTCGTCCTTCTTGCGGTTGGTGAGGATCGGAGTCTCACGACGGCAGACACCGTTGGGCGCACCGTCCGTGACGATCATCAGCGTCGGAATCTGAATGTTGTTCGCCGTGATCCACTCCTTGATGAACTGGCTGGCAAACGCCACGGACTCCACGGTCGGCGTACCGTTCATGGCGAACGGCAGGGGACGCTTCTGAAGCACCGTCGCCTCGTACATATGCGCCAGCAACTTCTCGCGCTTGTCCGCATCGTCCCGCGACGAGGCGAGGCTGATGAGGCGGGCATGGCCGTGATCCAGCGCGTTCATGTCCGGTCCAACGATCTTGATGTTGAACTGCTTCATGAAGTCGGAGTAGTAGGCGTGGGGGTTCTTCTTGCGCCAATCCTCGTACTGCTGCTCGTACTTTGCCATCGACGCCATGTTGACATCCGTGAAGCCGAACACCTCAAACGGAATCTTGGCCTTCTCGCAGAACCAAACCAACTGGAGAACCTGAAGGTAGCAGTTGCCGATGGTCATGCCCATCGACCCGCTGAAGTCAATCAGGAACACGATCCCGTGGTTCTTCCCGTCCTGCTTCACGATCTTGGAGAGGAAAATATCGTCGTGGGTGCGGTACTGGTGCAGACGGTCGAGGTTCAACTGGCCCGTCTGCTTGGGACGCTCCTTGCGGATCGCGTCCGCCGCCTTGCGACGCTCAAACTGGGCGACCAACTGGCGAACGAACGAATCGGACTCGCGGACGAACTGGCGGTAATCGTCCATGTTGACGCTGGGGTAGTTCTTGCCCTGCAACTCAAAAGATTCCAAGATGTCCGTGGTGGACATGATCGCGTCCTGCAAACCGTCCACGACGGGGATCACGATGGTGGGCGAGTGGCACTTGTTGCCTGACTTCTTGCCAGCACCGGGAATGTCCGTATCCATCAGATCATTACCGGGGTTCTGCGAATCACCGCGCTCGGGCTTCAAACCATCGGCCTCGGCCTCCTCTGCCTTCTTGACCACATCCTTCATCATGGGCAGGTCGTACAGACGCTTGGCGAGGTTGAACACATCCTCGTAGGAGGCGCAAGCATCCACCTCGTCCAGCAGACCAGCCTCGTCCGCGTCGAACGGGACGGTGATGAATCCGGGCTGGCCCCACTTGAAGTGAGCGTTGATGCGGGAGACAATGTTCTGCCCCGTCCAGTCCACGGACTTGAGCCGGAACAGGTCCGCGTCGTACAACTCCTTGTAGCCCAAGAAGAAGTCGCGGCGGGTTCCGGGGAACTTGTCCTTCATCAACTTCTCAATGCGGACATCCTCAATCACATTGCAGATGCGCTGGAGCAGCGGAATCTTGTAGCCATCGGCCTCGGCCTGATCGAACAGCGTGTTGGCCTGCTCGTAGGGGGTCCACAGGGCGTGGCTGATCTCGTGAGCCACGAGCATGGTCTGCACAGTCTCCGACACCTTCCAAACGGGCATCGTCAGGTGGCGACCCTTGATGTCGAACGAGGCGGTGTCGGCCTTGCCGTCGAAGGAGAAGGAAATGTTCTCGGAGGCGAGAGCGCGGGCGAAGATGGAGAGAGAGGTGTTCATGCGTACATTGTAACCGATGCTAGGAGGATTGCAAGAGGGGAGGAACGATTTTTCCTCATTTATTTTTCAACCCGGTAATGAATGGCGTCCATAACATACCGTCCAGGCTACTATCAGGCCGTCCAGCAAATACTTTCAAATTCTCAAAGAATCCGCTGCGGATTCTTTGATAGTAGCTGCACCACCTGGACACCTGGGCCGGCATTCCCGCCCCGTCCGCCCCTCCCAGACCCTTGTGGATCTGGGAGGGGTATGAACAGCATCAGACGGTCACCGGGGCGATCAGGGAGGTCAGATCGTAGACCCCCTTGCTGACCGCGCTCTTGTGGTCCTTCAGCACCCAAGTCGGGATGCCCTTCATGTTGATGGACTGGGCGATGGTCAGCAGTTCGGTCTTGGTGAACTGGCTGTAATCCGCCGGGTTGCCATTGCTGGCGTTGTCCGCGAACTGCTTGGCGGCTGCGACGAAACGATTGCGCTTGTTGAGGTACGGCATTGTGAAAGTCTCCTTGTAAAGTTACGCATTCAGAGCGTAGTTCGTGTCATTGTCCGAAGCAGCACCGCGCTGCTCCTTCTTCTTCTCCGCACCCTCCGGCATCGGCAGGATGGTGGGGTCGATTTTGGTGTAGAGGTCGTAGAACGCCTTCTGCGTGGCGGGGTCGAAGCGGGTGAGCGTCAACTTGATCGCCTTCTCCTTGTCCGCGAAGATGGCGAACGCCTTGCAGACCTCCTCCAAGCGGCGGGTCGTGATGATGTCATCCAGCCCGCCCTCCTTGAAGCCGAGGCGGATCGTTTCCGCCCACTTGGTGAGGTACTGCGCGAACTCCTTGTCCTCGCGGCCGTAAGCCTTCATCTTGCGGATGATGATGCGGGCCTCCACGGTGCGATCCGCGTAGTCCTGCTCAAACCAGTACGAGAAGCGGTCGAGGAACGCCTCGTTCATCACCCGCGTACCGACGAAGCGGTCGGACTCGCCCTTGCCCTTCGTGTTGGCCGTGGCGACCACATTGAATCCGGGCGCAGGACGCACATACTGGCCGATCTTCTTGAGGTACACGCCCTTGCCCTCCAGCACGGGCTGGAGGCACATCATGCGCTCCGAGCCGAGGTCGATCTCGTCCAGCAGCAGGATCGCGCCCTTCTGCATGGCCTGCACGACACCGCCGTAGACGAAGCGAGTCTCGCCGTTGACGAGGCGGAAGCCGCCCAGCAGATCGTCCTCGTCAGTCTCCGCCGTGATGTTGACGCGAACGCAATCGCGTCCGGTGTTGGCGCAAATCTGCTCAATCATCGTGGTCTTGCCGTTGCCCGACAGACCCGTGATGTAGACGGGGGCGAACTGCTTGGAGGCGAGGATGGTGTTGATGTCCTCGTAGTGGCCCCACGGAACGAAGGTATCGTTCTTGGCGGGGACGAGCGAGACATCGGACATGGGGAGGACGAGGTTGAAGTTGTTGGTGCTGTTCATGTTGCTCATTGTAGCAGAAGTTTCGGGAATGTCAAGAGTTTGGATTGAAGTTTCCTGATTATTTTCCGGGGTGCATCCCGAAACTTCGGGGATGTTGTACATACCACGGCCACCACGTCGGCTGGGATCCTGCACCAGCCAAGCGGGCAGGACGCCGTAGGTCTCACGGCAGGTCTGCTTGGAGAAGTCTAGGGCCTGCACACACTCTTCACGAGTGTACACCGGGATGGCCCGAACGCCAAAGCATTGTGCGAGGGATTCGATGAAGTTTTGCTTGCGCTTGTCGGAACTGTTCATGCGCTAATTTTAGCACACCCCGGCAAAATTGCAAGTGACATTCCCAAAGTTTTTTCAAATAATATTCGGGTCCTATAACATCCAGGTATCGTCCCGTCCACTACTATCACGCCCCCATCCAAAAAATCAGAGAATCCAGGTGGATTCTCTGATAGTAGTTCCCCAAATAAAAACAGGACCTGGCCCTAGCGCCAGATCCTGTCACCGGGAAGAACGCCCTCCCGAACCCTTTAGCCCTTCAGGTATTCCTGTGCCGTCTTGCAGCAGCCATCCTTGGCATCCATGTTGTAGTACTTCGACATGGGCTTGTCAGCAGACTTCTGATCCCACATGGAGTCGATCTCACGCCACACCTGACTGATGCGCTGATCAAGGTCGCGCTCCACATTGTCAAGACGCTTGGTGACATGGTTGCGGATTGCCGCATCCTCATCGAACATCAGACGCTCCTGCACCTCAATGCTACGGGCCAGCGCATTGACCTTCTCATCAATGTAGCCCTTGACGATCAGGGAGAGGGCGAGGAAGCCGAAACCGAAAGCGAGGAAAGTAACAAAGTCGTTCATCTGTAACCTTTCTTGTTGTGTGGTATTATACCATCGGGTTTGTGTTTGTCAAGCCGAAATAGGACGGGTGAGATTCGAACTCACGGTGCATTACGCGGGCAATTATAAGTCGCCTGCTGCTCTCCATCGCAGCACGCCGTCCTGTATGCAGAATCATACGGCTCTGCGAACCGTGCAACCGTAGGTTGCCGCTATGCGGTTTATTTGGACTACCGCCAAAACTTATATAATAATTCGCATCGTGTTCCTTTGTCAACGTTCCCGGCTGGATTCGAACCAGCAACCAACTGATTAGAAATCAGTTGCGCTATCCTATTGCGCCACGGGAACTAGTCGAAGGCTACTTTACGGCATCATCCATCACAGACGAGGTTTTATCCGACTTTCACCTTCTCAACTTGGACGGACTTGAAGAAGTGCCGTCTCTCTTTTTAGTGGGATTGGTGGGACTTGAACCCACAAGACTTTAGAGGTCGGCAGATTTTGAGTCTGCTGCGTATGCCGATTCCGCCACAATCCCTTACGCGGCGTATTGTATCACAATCGCCGGGTGTTGTCAAGCCAGTCAGTCCTTCTTGAAGCAGTCCCATCCTTTGCGCTCTGCCCACTCTTCGGGAGAGCGACCATAGCCTTCATGCAGCAACTCACAGTTTCGCCGCCTTGCCTCGTCGCGCTGACGCTTGAGCATGTTGCACTTCACGATCAGGGCTTGGAGTTCCTGCTCCACGGTGGTCTTGCGTTCAGCGAGTCTCTTTTCAATCTTGTTCATTGTCAGTCTCCTTGTTGGGTGTATTGTATCACAGTCGCCGTGTGCTGTCAAGTGCGTACTGCGAATTAATTTTGTCGAAGAAGTCAGCAGTCTCTCTGTTAATTTTTTCAAACAATTTTGAGTCCGATGCGACTACCTGGACCTGGGTCAACTGGTCGTAGTACTCGTTGACCAAAGATTCCGGGGGCTGCATTCCCTCTAGCCAGTACTCCATGAGCTGAGAGAAGACGATTTGCAACTTGTCGTACTCAACGAGGGAGTCAAAGATGGGGTCAGTCATCGATGTTCTCCTTGTAGTTCTTGTAGCACTCCCACCCAAACCGCAGCCGTTCCATCTCCTCGGTGACATCAGACAACTGTGATCGCAGGCATTCGATCAGGTGCGTTCCTTCAGCGTTGGTGCTGCTCAAGCCCTCCGTGGCTTCAAGAATCTGCCTGCTTTTCTGTTCGTAGTTGCCCCGGCGGAACTCAAACATCGGTGCTCTCCTTGAAGCAATCCCACTTGACGAACTCTGCCATGCCCTCTGCGCCACGCCTGCCCTGCCAATCCAACGGCAGACCATCCTGCTGTGCCCATTCTTCGCACAGCATCCGCCTCGCCTCGTCGCGCTCCTTTCGGAGCCGCTCAATCTCCTTGATGGCACACTCAATGTAGTGCGCTGCGGTGGCGGGAGCATCAAAGATGTCTGCACCGCTCTCCTCAATGGTTGCAGCGATCTGCTGAAGGCGGGGGATGGGGTCAAAGTTGCTCACGGCTTTCCTGCTCCCTTCTTCAGAACCTTCGTGGTGGTGTTGTTGAGCGCATCGGCAATCTTCCGCTCAACAGCCATGCTGATCTCATCGTCAGTCTTTCCCGCAGCCTTGAGGGATGCAGCAGTCGCATCAAGCCCCTTCAGGTTAGCGTAGAAAGCGTCTGCGTCAACGGTAATCACACGAGTCTTGCACATGGTCAGTCTCCTTGTTGGGTGTATTGTATCAGGTTTGGGTGCGGATGTCAAGTGCCTCCGGTGGGGTTCGAACCCACGACCAATAGATTAAAAGTCTACTGCGCTACCAACTGCGCTACAGAGGCGGATGCCCATTATAACCGATGGGCGCGGGTTGTCAAGTCAGAACTCGTTGTCCTCCATGCCATCCTCCAAGTCCTGCTCGTAGTTGTCACGGTTGTGCGGGAAGAACTCGCGCTCCTTGTCGCCTGCGAACTCGTCGTAGGTCATGCTCATCATGTCGCCCAGCAGCATCATGTACGCTGCCATGCCGACATCGACATCCTTCGGACGCTCACCGCGCTCCTTCGCCATTGCGAGTTCCTGCGTGGCGTAGAGGATGCCAGCACAGACCGACAGTCGGGTGTTCTCGTCCTTGTAGAAGAACGGGTTGCGGAGCGTGATGTCGATGAGGCTCTTGACCACCTCGCTGATGGTGGGCTTGAACTTGCCCATCATGTCAACATCGGCGGGCTTGTCCATCTTGAAGAAGTTGTTGAAGTTGTTGGTGGGGTTACTCATTGCTGCCGATCTCCTGAAGGGTGTTGTAAAGAGACATGACGAACTCGTACTCCTCCTCCGTCACATCTTCCGGGCCGCACATCTTGGTGAACATCATGTAGGCCATTGCGAGGCGGGCGACTTTTGCCTCGTCATCCGGCCAGTCGGGGTTCTCCTGCACGAAGTTGTGAATGCCGTTGAGCAGGTCGCTGATGTCGGTGTTGGAGGGCTTCATGCGGGTATTGTACCAGTCTGTTCGGCGTTGTCAAGAGGCTGGGTGAGAAAATCATCAAAAACTTGGAAGGAGGTCAGGTAGCCCCAGCGCGACATCTGTGCCATAACGTCGGAGAGAAGATTGTTGCCCTCGTCCGAAGTCATGCCATGCAGGGAAACAACCAGCATGGAGGTGAACGAACCATCGGGGTTCACGTAGATAGGCGTTCGTGAACACGGACTCAAGTAGCCGGGATGGTCCACCATTGCAAAGGTGTACGCCCGGCAAAAGGCGATCTCCATCTGCCTGATCCTCCGCGTCGTCCAAGACTTTGACGCGGAGGGTCGGCATTCAGTCAGTCCGATGTGTGCGATCATTCGAAGTCCTCGTCATCCACGAAGTCACGGAAGTCATCCATGTCGGGGATGTCATCGTCATGGTCGTAGTAGGTCTCGTCGGACTCGTAGTCGCCCAGCATACGGCGGGCCTCCTCCTCGCTGTAGCCCTCCTCCATCAACTCCATGACGGCCTCCTCGTCGGTCAGGTCATCGATCATGCTGTCGTAGGGAATGTCGTTCTCGTACTCGGGGTTGTCGTGGTCGTAGGTCATGCGGGCAGTATAGCAGACACCCGGCGAGAGTCAAGAGGGAAGCGTCAAACAAATCCAAAAATATTTTGAGTCCGATAAGCCGGTCAGTCCGGGCCAGTCCCAGGCTACTATCACGCCGTCCACAAAATAATCACAAAAATCAGAAAGTCCAGGTGGACTTTCTGATAGTAGCCCAAAGACATAACCCGCCCTAAAGAGAGCGGGTCAGAGGTCTTGGAGGCTCCGCCACCTCCGTGCCACCTTCCGTTGCAACCAGTTGATGGTTCGTGTAAGATAACTAGTACGCCTTACACGCGGTATTTTTTATTTCTTACGCCCGCCCCCTGTTGTTGAACAGGGTCGCCGGGTCGTTGATGTCCTTGACGATCTCCTCCAGCCTGGCGATCTCGGCGCGGATGGCACGGGCCTTTTCCGCCTGCGTCATCTTGGTCTTGAGGATCGCCTCCAGCGTGAGGATCGTTCCCTTCATGCTGCCCTGCGCCCAGCCGATGGCGAAGGCGTATTCGTTGCAGCGGGTAGCGGCCTTGTTGTAGAGGTCGAAGTACATGTCGGTGGTGCTGTTCATGGTGGTATTATACCGGGTTCGTGGTGCGTGTCAAGCCCAATTCAGCATCTTTTCCGTCTTCTTGGAGTAACCCATGATGCCGATGATCTTGTCCTCACCGATCAGGATCCAGTCCTTCTTGTTGATGTCGAAGGCGCAGATGTAGCCCTGCGCGGTGCGACGGCAGCCCTTGGGCAGAGTGCCTCCGAGCTGATTGATGAAGACGGGATCGGTCGTGATCTCACGGCTCTCCTGCGTACCGTCCTTCTTGGTGAAGGACACATACAGAGTGTCGTGGTTGGAGAGCGAGAGGCGGAGGACGGTGGAGAGCGGAAGTTCGGTGGTGTCGTTCATGTTCGTATTGTACCTTTCTTTTGGCGGGTGTCAAGGGGCCAAAAAACATTTATTCAGCGCAATCTGCGCTCCGCGCCTCATGTCCGTGATGCGGTCGAACAATGCGCGCTTCGGGATGTAACCGCTCGTGACGGACATGATTCCCGTCTGGTGCTTACGCTGGAGCTGCCAGCCCCCGTAGGCTCCCTGCAGGCAGAACGATCCGTCCTGCCCCATCGTGAAGCCTAGCGTCGAGTTCAGTTCGATGACGGCCTTGTCCAAGTCCTTGACGGTGATTCGGATGCTCATGGTGGTATTCTACCTTTCTTTCCGGGCTTGTCAAGGGGCTAGGAAAGATTTATTTCTTTCTTTCCTAGCCCCCGGCAGATTAGCCCATAGCGTCCAGCACCTGCTCGGCGGTGAAGTTACCGTTCTCGGCCACGAACCGCTCGGCCTCCCTCTGGAGCAGTTCGAAGAAGACCTTCGGACGGTCCATCTGGAGGTTGACGATCTTCTCGCCGTTGTCCCCCGCGAGGATCGTGTCCCCGAAGATCGGGGTACGGGCGAGGATGCTGGCGCGGACGTTGAACGTCGGCTCGACCTTGCACAGGGCCTCTTCGTCGCACCACAGGAGCGCGTCCTTCACGTCGGGGACGCGGAGCGGCTGCACGATGTCGCACCCGATGAGCGGGTACATGGACGACAGGTCGGTGGTGATGTCCACGACGGAGGCGGGGACGGTGAGGTCAGCGGGGATCTTGACGGCGGCGAGGGTCTTCACGGTTGGTGCCTTTGCCCCACAGGGGCGGTTGGGTGATACGCGAATTATAACGGGGCTACGGTAGAAGTCAACCCCCTAGCCCGGCAAAAACGCAATGAATAATTATTCATCCCGGTGCATACTTATGCAGTCTGTCCCATCCAGGGGCCGGCTACTATCAGGCGGCGTCCAATAATATCAAAGAAAATCAAAGTTCGCATAGCGAACTTTGATAGTAGCTGACCGGCCCCAGAGGGGACCCAAGTATCTCGGCGGCGTCCGTTGGCTAGGCCGAGTACCTGGATCCCCTCCACGGCTGGCTCACACTTCCCGAGCCATTTCCCGCTTTCCGTCCCTCCTCAAAGCCCGAGGGTCACGGCTCTTCTTGCCCCAAGTCTTGGGGCGGAGTCGGATACCCTCACGGAAAGCGTCGTGTACGAATTTGCCGGGTCGGTGGTTCATAGCGTGATCTCTCCGTATGCGTCGATGATCGTGATGCTGTCCCGATCTTCGTTGAAGTCTTCCGTATCTTGGAAGTGCTTGACGATCCGGTCCAGCGTGATCGGGGTATCGCTCCGAATCCTGTAGATGTAGGGAGCGCAGTTGCGGAACTCGACCAGCACCATTGCTTCGTGGTTCATGGCGGTATTATACCTTTTTTTCCGTCCCTGTCAAGCGTCGAGGACTGCGGAATCAATCTTCATCTGCAGGCGGATGATCGTTTCCCGCTCCGCCTTCGCTTCCTTGTAGAAAGCGTCGTGGTGCGGCACTTCGCGATAGGTGTTTAGTTCCTGCATCACTTCCACCAGACTGCGGAACAGGAAACGCTGAATAATTTCCAATTCCTTATGGGAAAGTTCGACCTGGGTGGAACGCTTGCGAATCGGCTTTAGTTCGGTGATCATGTCCGTATCCTATCCGGGTTTGGGTGCGTGTCAACGGGGAATTGGCGCATTACTGCGCCTTTCCTCGGACGATGATCCACAGCAGGGCCTGCATCACGGCGGGTTCCATGTTGTAGGCGGCGGCGACTTCCCGCACCGCGTTCGCGATCTCACGGTACTCGCGCTTGTTCGGCGCGTCCTTGCCGAGGCCCGCAGCGCGGCACATCCACACATCCACCACGACGGCATCCATGTCTCCGGCGATGGCACGGGCGAATGCGTTCGTCTTCAGACCGCGCAGACCGTCGAAACCGTCCGCGACGCAACGGTCGGCAGCGGCCACATGGGAACGCAGGCCCTTCGGCGTGATACCCTGCGAGTACTGGAGGGCCTTGGCCTTATTGTGGCCCCAAGTAACACGGGGCGAGAATGCCGACACGACGCTAGCGGAGACTTCCAGCGACCACGCCGTGTGCGGACGCAGCGACTCCGCGAAGGCCCGAGCCTCGGAGTACCAAGTCTCGGCAGCGTGCAGGTCGAAGATGGTGACGGAGGCGAGCAGGGAGCGGAAGTTGTTCGAAGCGGTGGTGGTGGTGAACATGACGGTATGATACCACGGTCGGCGGCTATGTCAACGGGGTAGCCCGGCGAAATTAGATGAATAATTATTCATTCGTTTATGCACGGCGTCCATGCCATCCAGGCGGGGGCTACTATCAGGCGCACCATCCACAAATAAATCAGAAATCGCAGGGCGATTTCTGATAGTAGCCTGGTGACCGGCCCCCAAACAACCTAGCCCCAGCCGAAGCCGGGGCAGGGACGAATCACGTTCAGTTGTTGCTGGCACCACCCAGTTAGATCGTGTCCCTCCGGGTTAGGCCAGGGGAATGATGTAGGGGTGCGAGGGGCGGCGTTCCGCCTGCTTGCACGCCGTGTCGCGGCTGTCCGCCCAGTTGGCCGCAGCCAGCAGGCCGTAGGCCATCGCCCGC